GAATAATGAAACGAGCAAATCGAAGTTCATCTCTAGTAATTTCAGTACCATCCTTAAAGGGTTGAGCATCACCAATGAATCTAGAAGAAGGAATCTTTAATGAGTTGTAAAGCTTCTTAAGGAAATAATTTAAATCGTCTAACTGACCTAATGATTGACCGCCAGGTAAGGATGAAACATCTGAGCCATTACCCTGAGCGTCCTTAGTAAACCAATAAGCATCCAACATGGATTGAGGATCATAAACGTTTGTTACACCGCCCTTAGGGTTACTACCGGCTTGAGTATCCCAGTTCTTCTTGGACCAATACTGCTGCATCAATCGACGAAGATAAGCTTCAGCCTTTGGAGCAGGCATGTTACCAGTATAGATTGAGAATTTAAGACGTTCTGGAGCTCGAACTAAACGATAGATAACAATTGAGTCTTCAATAAGAGATAACTGACGATAAGCTCTCTTAGCATTCTCTACATAAGGTAAACGAATAGACTTATACTCATTCCAGATACCAGAATGAACGTAAGTGACCTGTGCCTTTTGCATGAAGAACAATTCTTCTTGATCCTTTAAGTTAGCTGAAGTAGCTGGTCCCATTACAGGCTTACGAATTAAGAAACCTTTAACCATTTCATTCTGTACATTCTGATATACAGGGTTGATTAATTCAGCCGGCATTGATATCATACCTATAATACCTAAATGAGGACGTTCGTCATCAATAATGTTTTCAAAGTATAACTCTCCATCAATTAAGAATTGACGGAAATATTCCCAACCTGAATCTTCTAAGTCAAATATTGTAACGAACTTTTTAAATTCCTTTTCAATAATATCTTTAACTTCTTTTGTATAATCTCCTCTTAAACTAAAATTAATAATGATATCATTTTCATCCTTAACAACACACTCGTCAGCAATTTCATCTAAACAATCAGCTAATTCTGCATAAGCTGCCATTCGACGATAATCAGTTAATCGTCTTGCTTTATCCTTATCAACGTTTGCATAAATGAACGCTTGATAATCTTTATTAATCATTAAGCTGGAAGGAGTACCAGCTGGTGCTTGATTAAAAGAAGGTTCGTGTAAGAAGACAGATTCATCCTGAATCATCTCTTCTCTCTTCGGAGCAGCTCCCTTAAAGAGAGGGAACTTCGGATTCCTCTGCATCATGCTATCAAGAATCTGATAAGCATAAGGCAATCTAGATACGAAAGCGCCTAATAATGTTGTAGATGGAAACGCTTGATCATTTCTAGGTCCTTGAGAATCACCTGGAACGGCATTATTATATGATGTCGATGTATTGATCACGTCTATTATTTAATACTAAAAGGATGCTTTTTAAACTAAAATGTTAAGGTCCAAATACTATATTGTTACCACTTACAAAGTTATAAATGTTAGATGTTGGATCTACACCATTAGTAGCAAATCTTGCATTTCCTCCTTGTATTGGTATAATCATACCAGACATTGAAGGTACTGAACAGTAACATATATTATCAATAAACGTCTGTCCTGTTAACGGAGGGGTTTGATTCCAACCCCAATAGGCGTAGTTAGCACCGAACCCACCATAATATGTTGGTTGATAATTTGGAGGATCGTTAACATAGGTTTGAGGTACAGCAGAGTTAACTGTTGTTGCAGTATTTCCATTTATATCTACCCAGAAGTGAATATTATTGTTTTTAGCTACATTCTTTAATCCCATCACACCTCCCACGCCATCTAGGTAATGTGTGTAACCTACAGGGTATACCGGCTTTTCATTATATAGATAAAGGTCGTTCTTCTCTATTAACCATGTAGATTTAGGTTCAGCAACACTACAGAAAGGCATTAAGCCTGCTCCGTAAATTTTATTACCAGAAAGATAGGTATAACCATTATCTGATCTTACGGCAGGGTTATGAGCTAAATATTGTAAATTAGCTGTTGAAGTAGCTAAGCCTATTGTAAATACATTATCGGTAACAAAAGAACTTACCCCGGCGTTAAATGAAGCGTTGTACGGATAGATAGTTCCTCCGGTTATACTTGTACCTGCTGTATTAGTTCTACTGTTAGCAAAAACATTATACGGATAAACATCAACACCAGATACTCTCGTCATTTGTATACTAATAGCTGTTGTTGCACCATATGATGTCCAGCCTCTATAAGGATAACCGGTAATCTGATAGATACCTTCATCGTTAGTAGTATCTACACCATATCCGAGATTATATTTACCTCCAATAATAGCTACATAACTACCTACTTTAAATCCTCCGACAGCAGTTAAAGCATCGATACCTCTCCATGTATTTTGATCTATCCAAATATTATTAAATGTTAATGTTTGACCTACAGCAGGTATGTTATATACAGAGGTTACTGTTGGTCCGAAATATCCTGATAAGCCTACTAATTGAGATACTCCTAAAGCTCCCCAATTAGTACCCATATATAAAGATTCGACACCTAATCGGGAGAAAGTATTATTACCTACATAATTTACTAACCCTGCACCAAATATAAAACCGTCCTTTGGATAATTGTTCGGGCTGTTAACAGGAACATAAGTTGTACCTTCAACAAAGTTATTAAACGAGTTAAGATTTTTAACATCGTTATAGAAGAAAGCTATCTGTCCTCCACCTGCTCCATTTACACTATCACTACCTTTTGGATATAAAAAAGTATTATTGTTTAAATTAAATGTTTTAACACCTCCTCCGGATACTGCTGAACTATTACTACTAATAGCTCGATGACAATTAACAAATATATTATTTGTTATATTAATTGTATCTCTATTAAGAATGTATGGAGAAGTATTACCCCATCCAAAACTTCCTCCGTTATTACCTCTCACTGATATACCTGCGTTAGCTTTATCACCGCATAGGTAACCATCATTAACGATTTTAAATCCATCAATAGTGCAATTAACTATATTTTCTACAATACAGAATGTCGAGGAACAGTTACTGGATAAACCGTATACAATAGTTGTATTAGTTGCACTTAATGTAGCGCCTGAACCATAAAGATTTAAACTCGATACTGTTGTATTATTAGTATTGACCCAGTTACCAATTGATAAGTAAGCAGACTCAAATAAAGATTGCCCCCAAGTTGTTACAGCTTGTTTAGGACCGGCCCCTGTTGCATTAATATCAAATGAACTTAAGAAGTAGGTTTTACTATTAAAGTACAGATTAGGAATACCACTTAATGAACAGTAATCAATAGCAGCTTGAATAGCAGGTTGATCGTTTGTTCTTCCATCTCCTCTAGCTCCCCACATATGTACATTAGCTGAATTACCTGTAAACTGTCTTATCCAACGACCAGGTTGATTAGTAGTAACATTATTAGGAATTAAAACTGAACCATTATCCACAGTTGCAAGACTTGCACTATTATAGGTTAGTATACCTCCACCACTATCATTCGGTGTAAAGTATCCAGATGTATTAATAGATGTATTATTTACCTGTAGGAACGCACTAGTTGTAATTAAGTTATAAACTGTAGGAGGTGTGTACTGTAATATCCAGCGACCTTGCTGAAAGGGTGTAAGTTTATTAGGCTTTATTACACTAACACCGTCATCAGTTAATATACTATTTGCAACCCAAATAAACGTACCACCTAAACCATCCCCAGGTGTATTTCTATTGTTTGTATTAATTGTTATATTTTGTGCTGAAAGTGTTACATATCGCCCTCCACCAGCTGTACTACCGTCAACATTAAAGTTTGTACTATATACGTTTCTTAAATCATTAACTGTATCAACATTATTAAAGATAATATTATTATTATAAATGTTATTAGCTGTCAAGTAACCTGCAACAGAACTATTGTTAGATCCAAACGGTATAACTAATTGAGCAGATAATGGATTACTAATAAAGATATTATTATTATAAACTTGGTTATTTGATCTTATCGTACCATATGATAAAGAAATAGGGTTATAATAAGTTGGTGTATAACCATTTGCAGGAACATACGGATTTAAACTTTCATCACAGTTATTGTAAATTTGAGGCATGTACGTATTGACAGCTGCTGTTGATGCATTAGTACCATCAACCCATAGATAAAGATTATTATTATAAATTTGTGAACCAGATGTTGCTATTGAAATACATGTTGGAACGTAATTGGATATTGTTGGTAACTCATTATACATGTAATAGTTATTATTAGTGAGAATTTGATAAGCTTTAGGATCGGCATGTTCAAACGGAAATAAATTAAATCCGCCGTAACCGCTTGTACTAATAAAGAAATTATTTCCAGATAAGAGAACATTACCCATGTCCGATCTCCACGGGAAACCACCACCATAAACATTATTACCAATACCACTTACTGTAATTCCGTATGTACTTGTAGGATTGTATTCAAAAAAGTTATAAGCATTTGCTGTAAGTCCGGGTCCAGGTGTTAAATATTGATTATACCAAGAATTTGTACCTAGTATTCCTGATACACAAACAAATGTTGCACTAAATTCGTATTGATACAAACCTACATTACTCAATGTAGGTACTAATAGTTGTTGTAACTGATAGATACCTAAACTTGTATTTGTACCGCCGTAACCATCACCCGCTAAGTCATAATACTTACTCGGTATAAAACTTGCGCACAAGTATTGAGCGGCTGTATATGGTGTCCAATTTGATGCAGCAAATTTAAAATTAACTGTTAAGGGTTGCCCTACCGAAGGTACTACAATATTAGTATAAGGACCAACATAGCTAAATCCTAATATATTACTAAACATTGCTTCAACACCGAAATTACTCAAAGTATTATTTTGAAATAATGAATTAATAGCACTACCAAACATAAAACCGTCTTTTGTTGCAAGATTACCGTTACTATTGTATATAGTAAACGGAAGAGATGTACCTTCAGCAAAGTTATTAACAACGTTAAGATTTTGTATAGCAGTGTTATCGAGTGTTACAATTGTACCACCTGAACCATCCGGATTTCTAAAATTAATAACATCAGAACCTCTTGGGTACTTAAATGTATTATTTGTTATGTTTAGCGTTTGTAAACTCGTACCTGATAGAGATGAATACTGCCCGCCCTTAATAGCACTATGACAATTGATAAATTTATTATTTGATATTGCTATAGTTTTAACTTTTGATGGTTTAAAATAACTACTATCAACCTGTACAGGGCTATACCCACCCATTATAATGCCACCGTTAGCGTACATATTATTACCGGAGCTCAATGAAGTACTTTCTAATGTAAAGCCTGATATATTACATGCTGTTAAATTTGAACTTAAAAAGAATATACCGTTATAACCGCATGTTGAATCAGATAGTTTACAAACTAAAGTGTCATTATAACACTTAAACGGTATTTGAGTTGTAAAGAGTCTTGTACTACCTGTACCTATTAAATTTAAATTAAAGTAATAATTTAATTGTGGGTAATAACCAACATCAAGATAACCACCAACAAAGTTAGCTGCCGGATAAGGATTTTTATATTTCGGATACCATGCTGATAAACTATTCAATAATGTATTATGATTTATTGAATTAGTCTGTAGACCTGATAGTGCTAAATAATAATTAGCTGAATTAAAATAAAGATTATTAATACCACTTAAAGAGCAATAGTTAATAGCATTTTGTAAAGCAGGTTGATCGTCAGTGATACCATCTTCTTTAGTTCCCCACATTTTAACATTAGCTGATTTATTAACAAACTGTCTTATCCAACGACCAGCTCCAGTGATATTAGAAGGTTTAAAAACTGTAGCGTTATCATCTGCTGCCGTACTAGTAGCACTCCAAACTATTGTACTACCGCCATTGTCATCCTTCTGATAATAACCTAGTAATTGTACAGCATTATTATTAATTTGGGTGGCAGTTACATTTGTTACAATAGTATCTACAGTACCTAACTGACGAACAAGTACATTATTGTTCTTAACATCACTTACACTATTATAGCAATAATAAGGATTAGAGTTATAAACTACGAGACCTTGGGCGTATGGAACTGTGTATGGCATATTAGAAAGAAGTTAAGCTAGCGTACTGAGTTAATTTACCATACCCTGCCTGATTTTGAACTATAACATCTATATTACCTGAGTAGAGAGGTGGTGGCATTGTTAACTGTATGTAATTATCGTTATTAGTTGTATACTGAGATGTGAGCAATTGTACAGCTGTAAAACCAGGATAGTTAGCTGATAGGGTTGAATAACCTGAGAACGGATTGTAAAACGTATCAGTACCTTTAAAAGGCACACCAGAAACGTAAACATTAGTTACATCGAAGAATGAACGACCGTATAAGCTATAAACATTAGAAGCTGATAACAATGATGTATAAGGAACGATAGCATCAGGCTGAGGTTGAGCAGATAGAATTATTCTATCTGTTGTATTCGGATAAGCACTTAATAGATATGCTAATGAATACTGAGTTGTTAATTGAGGTAGAACAGAATAATCTACCATAATCTTAAAGATATTACCATCATCTTTCGGTATTGACTTAAAGAGCCAACCTTGAAACGTGAATGAAGTATCACCTTGAACTCTTGCCGTTTGAGTAGCATTAACATCAGTAGGGTAAGTTGTGGTAATATTACCTGACCATACCACTTTACTTCTTATTTCGTAATCGTTAACGTTAGGTATACGCCAAGAAATTTCAATATACGGATCAAAATAAGGAAATAGATTAGTTATTATTTGATCGAAATCTTCTTGATACCTTGTCAAGATGGACATATTAATAGTTAAATCAACAGGTATAGGTTGATGAAGTACGTGACTGTAACGAGGGTCATTACTACTAAAGTGAGAACCGGCTATCTTATTAAAGACTCTATTAACATCTCTAGCTATACCTCCATTAGATACTGCTACGACTGGCAGTTGAATGTTTTGTGCCTTATCTAAAATATCTAAAAGTACACGTTGCTTTGGTGCGTAGACAAAACGGCACTGAATTTGATCTTGTGCTATCTTATCTTTATTATAACGTTTAACGACTATATCATCTAAAGCGGCAATGAACATAGTGAACATTGTCGAAACTTCCCAATTGTATGTATAATCGCGCATTATCTATTATTTAAGTCGAGCTTCTGGATCTGCTTCTATTTCCCCAGCTACTAATATATGTTTTAATACTTCCATTGATACTTCAGCTGTTTCCTTATCCATAATACCTTCACTTACAGCGTCAGCTATAATATCAAAATTAAAATGTACATATTTTTTAATAAAGGCTAAAAGTTCTTGAGGACGCGTTGCCATATAGGCTTCAGCTTCTTTTAAAGCTATCTCTTTATAATTAGGTGCAGTAACATCTATTTCCCCACTCATTAACTTCGCTTCAAACTGTTCAAAGTATCGTTCTTGTCTTTCATCATAAAAAGCTCTCACGTCTTTCTTAAAGGAGTCAAACATCCGTTCACGGATTATTTCAGGTGAGAGTTTCATAGCATAGAAGTATTTAAGAAAAAAGCTTGTAAATACTACTTTTGTCGCCATAATTAAAAAAGAGCAATTAAGCTCAATGATCTTTGACAATTTGGGGGCGTACTGGCTTCGACTTATAATTGAAGTTTGTATTGCATGCAGTAGTTGATCTGTGGCTACTTTAAAACGGATTAAAAAATAAATGCAAAGGCTATTACCAATGCAGTTAAGTCAGTCAAGTCCTTCGTGACAAATATGGCTGAGTCCCTCTTCGCTTGCGAAGACGAGCTCTGCCTTATGGCTGCCTAACACTAAGAGAGGATCCTATTAAATCTCTTAGCACAACAATAGGTAAATGTAGTTCTTGCGATACTCGTAAATTAAGTGCAAGGGGTGGTATGTGGTCCTTAATCACACATACAGGTAGGACTATAAAAACAGATTGGTCGGCGACACCAGGTTACCTTAAGTCAGCCAAAGTACGAAGTCGTTCTAAGCATGTAGAGGTACAAATAGACCATTATAAACCCAGGGGTTCGACTCCCCTCGCCTCCACCAATTAACAGTAATCGGCAAAACCCTCTCTACAGCTGTTCGAAGAGTTGTATGCATGGAACCGGTTCGTCGTGAGTCATAACAAAACCAATACATAATGAAGGACGCTTCAAGTTGTCGGGACAAAAAGACCACATTAATTTAGTAAACCTCCGGCGCCTCTCCATATTAAAACTTTATATGTTTTTTGCTGCAGCTTTTCATATAGAGTATGTGAAGCGTAATTCCGGAGGTGTTCTTTCCGCAGGGTGGACAAGCGGCAAGTCGTTGCGCTCATAACGCAAAGATCCTGGGTTCGAATCCCAGCCCTGCCAATTTTAGTAAACCGGGCGGGCCTCTGTACATACAAGCTATCTCACGCCCGGTCTTTTTTTGGTCTGTTAGTTAAATGGTATAACTTCGCCTTTGTAACGCGAAATCGACAGTTCGATTCTGTCACGGACCTCCATTTTATAAAAGTAGAGACCGATAGCATAAATATAACAGATGGGTGCTACAGGTCTTAATATAAAACAATACAATAATATGCGTAAATTAACAGGTAATATTACAGCTACCTGTTTTTGCGGTAAAGCGTATACAAGACAGAAACATAGAGCTGGTAAATATTGTAGCTTACAGTGTCAAAAGTTAGAGAGACAGCATATAGCTATAGAAAAAAATATAACACTTTTTAAGCAAGGTAAACTTACTATTAGAGGTGTAATAAAACGAACCATGCTAGCAATGGGTATTGAACATAAATGTCAGATATGCGGTTTAACAGAATGGCTCGGTAAACCTATTTCAATGGTACTTGATCATATCAACGGTCGTGCAGATAATAATTTACCAGAAAACTTACGTCTTATCTGTCATAACTGTGATTCACAAACCGATCATTATAAAGGTAGAAATAAAGGCAACGGACGTAAAGCTTTAGGATTAATATAACTTTGAATAAATATATGTATGCTAGATCCCCTCGAAGCTGCTATGACAGGGGTGATGTTTTTATTCTTTTTGTGTTGTTATTGCACTATTGTTTTTGTAAAATTTTTTATTGGACTCTTTAGAAAGCGTCGATAGACTATATGAAATGGTCTCATAGTGTAATGGTTAGCATACGGCTCTTTCACAGCTGTGGTAGGGGTTCAAATCCCCTTGGGACTGCCATAAATATAATTGCTTCGGCGCTCAACCGGCTAAAGCAAACATATCAACTCGCTTAATAAAGGAGAACACATATGACAACACACAACACATACACACTAGGCAGGGTCATTCCTGCAACAGGATCTGGTTATAGCCAACTTCCAGCTCTGTTTAACGAAAGTTGGTTCAGTGAACTGTTTAAGGATGTAGATAAAGCATTTGATATTCCAAATGCAACATATCCTTATAACGTTAAAGCAACTACCGATAAGAATAAGGTGCCAACTAGCTATACTATTGAAGTAGCTTTGGCAGGTGTCGGTAAAGATAATATTACTGTTAAGGTGCAAGATAGGCATCTGAACATTGATATTAATAAAGAAGAGGAGACAACTGATGAGATTATCTCCTACGTCAAGAAAGGTATTAGCAGGAGGAAAGGACAATTGTCTTTCGCTCTTTCTGATAAGACTGACGCAAAAAACATCGCATCAACCTACGTGGACGGTCTCTTGCGAGTTACCGTTCCAGTAGTTCAACCGGAGGTCATTAATATTGACGTAAAGGTTGATTAAGAGTTTAATTTAGCCTTGCAGTTGAGCGCCGAAGGCTTTATTCTTTTATTATGAAATATCTTTTGCTACTACTGTTGAGTATAGTAACTCTTAAGGCACAGACATCTGTAGCGTACTCACCTATTTACGGATACAATACAATGTCCTATCCAGGTGGATGGTGTATAATCACTAACCCTTTTATCAATCCTCCTATCTATAGCGGTAAAGCAGTAGGTGCAAATCCTACTTGACGCTCCAATTTTTTTTATAACTAAAGAATAAATATCAATATGGATCCCTACACCGTAGATAGCAATACGATAAAATGGTGTGGTTTTTTTAAAACAGAAGAGTTGGCTCAAAAAAGTTTAGATGATAAGGTAGTAATGTTTGCTAAAAAAAAGAATATCTTAAGTGTTAAGAAAGAATTACAAATTAGAAAACCCTCTAACGAACTTTTACATAAACTTAACGAACTTAACGAAGCTCGTAAATCGGTTACTGATGGAATGCTCCTCTATAAATTTACTATTGTACTATCACCTAAAGTAAAATCAGCGAGCGAGTAAAATATCTAAATCATCTTTAAAGAGTATATCACTTTGAGGTACACCTAAAGAGTCCCAAATTTCTGTTCTTTCTTTTTTAGTTAAACTCTGTAAATCAAAAGAGTAACCTCCCTTAACTAATTTTTCATAAAACTCTGTTTTTAATAATATCTCTAAAAATTCGTTTTGTAGAGTAACTTCTCTTCCTAATTTTACAAACTTATCAGCATTAGCGTGAATACTATAAGGTTCTTGTAACCATACTTCATCATCTTGAACGTATATAGGTTTAGGGGCTTGTAAGATGAGAATAGCACTTTCTGGATACTTAGCAATCTCTTCCCATATGTTTGATATTAAATGAAAGCTTTGTTTAAAGATTATAAGATTAGGTTTAGGGCCGCTATAGTCTTCAAAACGCTCCTTACGAAATTCAAAACCTTCCATTGTTCGATGATCGACATTATCAATACCGATAATGTTTGTACAGTGATTCTTGAAACAGCTTGTATATACCCCTGAACCGCAACCAACATCTAAAATAGTATCAGTAGGTAGAAGGTTAAACGAATTTAATAAATTAGTACTCTTTATCGCCCAATGATATTCTCTATTTGTTACTTCACAGAACTCCTTCCAAAGTTCTCTGCCCTTAAGATTTTCTTTCATACAATACTTAATAAAGCTTGACTATAGAGGCAAGAGTCTCTATAATTCTTAGAGAATGAAGTACTTTAAGAGACTTGAAGAAATAGCTCAAAGCTTAGTAGAATATAATTCTGATAGGCGATGCAGGCATTTTTCATTTATTCTTTATAAGAATCGTTTGATTGCAACAGGTACAAATAGCGGTAAGACACATCCGTTAAACCTTATTAATAGAAAGGTATCGAAAATAACTGGAGATGATTACTCTGATCAAAAGCAAACTTGTTCTGAACTTAACGCTATTCTTAAATTAAAAAGACTTACAAACATTGATACAAAGAAGTGTGTACTAATAAATATCAGATATGATAGGAATAACAAAGTAGCTCTAGCAAAGCCTTGCATGAGCTGTGATAACCTATTAAAATATCATGAATTTAAACAAATCATCTGGTCTACTAATGGAGGACGTTATAGCTGTGAAACAAAGAATTGATTGGGATACATACGCATTAAAACTAGCGGAAGTGGCTGCACTTCGATCTGAAGATCCTTTTGTGCAGGTTGGAGCATCTGCACTAGATAAGGATAATAGAGTGCTTGGCGTGGCCTATAACGGTCTAGCCCCTGGTAAAATAGTATCTGACGTATTCTGGTCAGATAGAGATGGAAGACGTCCTTATATACTTCATGCTGAAACTAATTTACTATCAATGTTTAAGCGAAACGAGGCTCATACTATTGCTTGTACGTTAATGCCTTGCTCCTCATGCGCTACCCATATTGTAGCCCATGGAGTTAAGAGAGTAATTTATAAAGATGTTTATACTAAAGATCAAAAGTCTTTAGACATCTTTAAGTTTTACGGTATCGAAGTAAAGAGAATTACTTTAACTTAGCTCTGAGCTTCTTTAAAATAGCACCAGCAACTTTTGCTCCGGCTTCTTTTGAGCCATACTTCTTAGCAGCTTTCTTTTCGATCTTAGCAAAGTTCTTACCTGGCTTACCGATATCCTTACCTTTATGAGCTTCTTTAGCAGAGTAAGACTTCTTACCTTCTGTTAAAATACTATCTACGAGATTATCAAAGTTGTCCATATTGTTTATTTATTCGTAATTTGATTCTCTTCCGCTTAATTCACCGCCTCCAGACTTTATATAATCATTGTAAGCATCACTGAAGTGTCTATTAAAAGTATCTTTTTCAACATCTCGCATGTTCTCTTCACTTCCTTCTAAGGCTCCACCGCCTCCGGCTTCATCAGATGTCTGAGGTTCAAGCACTCCCTTAATAATAAGCTCTTTAAGATATCTACCAATCTTACTTTGAGGGATACCAGCTTTACGTAATTTATCGGCAATTTCTTCTCCTGAACGAGTTTCACCGGCTAGCCCTCCAAGCCTATCATAAACAGATCTAAGATCACCACTCAATGTTCCGGCCTTAATATCATCTTCGGGATTGAGGAAATAGTCTGTACGAGGGGAAAATTCAGCTTCCTTACCTACATCCTTACCTTCTTCGTTTTCATCAGCTTCAGGCTCTTCTAATGTATTCTGATCTCCGAACTCGCTGGAAAGAGTTTCTTGTTCGTCCTCTATACCCTCTTCTCCATCAGTAGCTAAACCTTCTGTCTCCTTAGCTGTATCTTCAACAGCGGTATTGACAATTTCCCTTGTTACAGTATCACCGAAGTCTTTAGTAGCGGCAGCAAGCTTAGAAATAACTCTAGCTGTATAACCTCTATAAGCATCGTAATTCTTAAGGCTCTTAGCCTCAGGATGCTCTTCTTTAATCTTATTTACAATACCTTCTAAAGCCGTAGCAATATCAGCTCTATATTCCTTTTCTGTGCTGGAAGGATTAATATTACCTTCATGCTGACCAAAAACGTCATCGTAAAGATCCTTAACAATCTTTTTAACGGCATCTTCCTTTGTAATAGAAAGAGCATCAGCAATATCCTTAATAAGATATCCGCCTGTCTTTTCAGATCCTATTCCCTTCTCTAAAGAAGTACCAAAAGAATCAAAATCAGCAGCTACAGGAGAAAGTTCATTGAGTAAGCTTTCAAAGAGAGAATCAAAAGAGGATGTCATATGTCTATTATTTATGGGGTTATAGTCTTAATTTCTAAAATTTTATTATAATATTGAGAAGGACTTGTATTTTTAATACTTACATTTTGTAGGCGTTGACTAATATTAGCATCATTTCCTGCTAAAGCTCTAAAACGATAGTCAAAATATATTACCTTTTCAAGAGGATAATTTTCTGTAAAAAACGGAATAGGTATTTCTAATATCTCTTTTACATTCTTATTACTAAGAAGAGTTAACTGAATATAGAAGTGTGCTTGTTTAAAGAGTATAAGCCTGCCTTGCTTTACTACTTTTTTACCGAGGTTAAAGACAAGACTATTTTGAAGTGAATTCGTAAAAAAGGCCTCTCCAGGATAGTTATCTATATAGGTATTTACTATTGACATAATTAGTTATTCATAAATGCCGCCTTTTGATCGGAGGACATTGGTATAAGATTTTCGTTAAAGTATTTCCAAAACTCTGTAGCATCAGGAGATGTTTTAATAACCGATACAACATCAACATCATTACAATTTATCATTCTGTAACTTTGCATAAACACATCCCATACCGGTATTAAATTTTTTTGAGCTGGGTTATACTTCAATCCTCCGTCCCTTGGAGGGTTGTAATTAAGAATATTTCTACCTAATTGAGAATTTAAAAGTAATCTATCATTGGTGCAAAGCATTCGTCTATAATCTTTATAGCCTGCTTTCTCTATACGTCTTCTAAAGCGTACTTCAACAACGCTATTCTGTAGAAGAAGTGTTAAAGCACCAATTCCTATTCTCACTGCTTCTTTTTAAGCACCTTCCTTTTAATAGGTGGTAAAACAGATGTAGCTTCAGTTTTGGGTGTAAAATTAATAGGCTCACAAATACCGAAAATTCTATTTTCGGATAAGAATACCATCATCTTACCATTCCTCTGTAGCGCTTGAAGACCTCTATCTCCAGGGAAGATAACAGTGTCTCCTTTCTTAACTGTTTTACAATCTGGACCAACTAACATAACCCTAGCAATACGCCAGGCTCTGTTATCAACAATCTGTCCAGGAAGAATAATACCATTACGGACAAGGCTCTTACCATCTTCAGCTGTATCCAAATACTCTACTGAAATAACATCTCCGAGGAGTTGAGTGATTTCATAATCCTCTGGAAGAGGAAGGTTCTTATAATCTTCAGGTGCAATGCCTTGATTCTCTTGAACAGCGTTAATTTGTTGTTGATACATATGATTTAATTTAAGTAGTTATTTCTTTAAGTTCCAGTAATTGTTTTATCTCTCTTTGTGAGAGCTCCATATTAGCTGCAAGTAATTCTGTCTTATTATCTTTCTCTTCCTTTTCTATTTTAACTTTTTTAATATAGTTAATTCTTGGCATTCGACTAAGCTTAGGAAATGCTGATATAAGAAGTTTATAATGAATATTTTTATCTATATTACCAAACGAGTTAACTGTTTGGTTTATAGCACTTGCAGCTTCGTTAGAGCTAAATGATAACCAGCGATTAATAAGAAAGGGAACGTACTCTTCAACAGGTAAATCTCCTTTCTTCTTAACTAAGATATCACCTAGATAATCAAATATTGTCACGCAATAACTTTAGCAGTTGCAACGAATACGTCTTGAGCAATAGCATTAAACATATTAATAGCGTCAGCCATAAAAGCTGTAGCAGCCTCTTCAGTAAGGTGAGTAGAGTAAGCGAAGTCTGGAGCCTTTGTACCTGCTTCGATATTAACACCTACATGAATCATTACTGCTCCGTTCTTCCTAGTAGCGATAGATACTGAAGCCTTCTTATACTCTTCCCCATCCTTTACCATAATGTCATCTCCATCTACATAACCTTCCTTCTGCAAATATTTTGTACAGAGAAGAGACCCGAGCTGGGCATTATACAAGCGCTGAAAACAAACTCCTGCAAAGAGATCAATATTAGGAATCTCGATTAGAAGATTAATAGCATTATCAGAGTAAATGTAATCATGATTGATTGAATCTTCCAAGTCAATAAGGTTAGTAGTAACTTCCATTGGAGCTACAAATGCTACAATATTACCTAGAGCACGGACTTGCTTCTTATAAAACTTATAAGCAAATCGATCATGGAGTACAGCTCCATCATAGTAGTCACATCCGGTTACATTCTTTAGTTGTTCACGATTAATAATCATATATCTATATTATAGTCTTTATTTTTATTTGCAATAAACACTCTTAAATTTTTTATTTGAGTCCTCCCAATCCTGGGTAAGCATTGAGTCTCCTAATCCGTAATGAATAACATTAATGGGCATAACTCCCATTGTCACATTATGCTTTTGACATTCCAGAGCAAAAGCTAAATCGTAGTGATGAAAGTTAAACTCTTCATTAAAACGAGCACCTGTTGTTAAGATCTGTTCAACGTTAACGGCAATAAACAAACCATCTAAAGCAGTTACTTGACCGACTGTAGGACCGAAAGTTGTACACCAAACATTATTATCTTTAATGTGTCGAACTTCTCCTAAGAAGTCTTTTCTTTCCCCCATTAAGTGCCAGGCTGTCTTATCTGCTTTTAAGTTAAGAGACTTAGTGCCTGCAAGACCGGTTACGGTGTAAGGAGACTTATTAAGATGCTCAACAAGAAACAACGTATCGATAATGAGGTCATCATGAACAAATAATACAATCTTATCAGAATTTTCATCGGTAATGTATTTGTTATACACTGTTGACAATCCTTCTTTGTTATCTTTAACAACAGTAAAATCAAATGTTTCTGAACTATACATGTCGTATAGTTTATTGATTGATTTACAAATTGGTCTCTTCTTAAATTCTTCTTCTGTTTTAGCTTTTGTTGCTGTTACTAGTAATACTTGCTTCATAGATTGTAAGGGTTATCGTACTTAAACGACAGCTCATCTACTTGCAATAGTTCATCATTGTAAAGCCAAAATACTACACCATCATCTTCAACAGAACGAGAACCTTCAAAAGGAACAGATGAGAAGCTATTACTATCAACGTGAAGTGAAGAACCAGCCTTTACTATCTTTAGATTGTTCTGATCGTGATCGTAAATCCAACACGTAAGTAATCCTTCATACAGTTCAAACGTCTTTTTTAAATCTCCTTTATTGACGTACAAGTGATAAGGAATGATAGAACTATCAACTACAAATTCTGGACTTTCAGGAAAGCTTTTAAAGTTCGTTATAATACCATTGTGTGCTACATAATAACTATCAAATTCAAAAGGATGACATGTACTATCTGAATACGGCTCTTTAGAATTAGTAGGAGCTCTAGAATGAAAAAGATAATATAACGGATCACTAACATCAAGAACTAACTCTTTGAGTAATTCTTCTTTAGTAAAAGGTTCTTTTTGCTTCTTTAAACAAACATTATTATCTTTATCAAAAGCTAAAAACCCGGAAGAGAAGTACCCTCGCTTAAGATTCTTTTCATAGAGATCAAAAGCTTTATCAAAGTTAGAGCTACCAGCTATTCCGCACATTTATCATATATTAAATGATAAACGAATTAAATCAACTACCAGTTAATACCGTCATTTGAATAAGCTGTTTGGGAGGTATTATACGGTAATATTACAAATTTACTATTACCGTATGTTAATGCACTCATACTTTCAAACGCTGAAGTAGTGCTCCAATTAATACCGTCTGTTGAATATAAAACTGATGATCTAGAAACAGCAACAAATACTCCATTACCGTAAGTAACAAAATACCAACTAGCATTAGGTATTGTAGCAGAAGACCAATTAATACCATCTGAAGAATATAAAGCCTGAGTACCTAAACCGACTTGTACAAATACCCCATTACCATAAGCTACAGCTCTTGAGGCTGCAGAAATACCGCTTGTTGTTGAATAGCTCCAATTAACACCATCAGTTGAATATGCTGTTTGTGTATAAGGGCCGTTAGCGGCTCCTGCGGCTATAAATTTACCGTTACCGTAAAATATAACATTCCATCCGTTATTTATTGTTGATGTTGTCCAATTAACACCGTCTGTAGAATACATGAAGGGTGTTGTACCAGATGTTCCATAACTAACAGCTACAAATTTACCGTTACCGTAAGCTACACCAGTCCAATTTGTACTAGACGATACTGTTGTCCAGTTAATACCATCATAGGAATAAGCTGTACCTGCTGGATAATACGAAACCGCAACAAACATATTATTACCGTACGTTACTGACCATAATCCCGAAATAGTTAAACTGGATGCATTTGTAATCCAGTTAATACCATCATAGGAATAAGCAGTTGCTGTACCCTGACTAACAGCTACAAACATACCGTTACCATATACTACTGTTTTCCAGTTCGCGCTAGTTATTGTTGATTTACCGTGCAACGGGTAAGAACCAATACTACTAAAGTTGGTAGTAACAGGTCCTACCTGAGATACAGTAATGTTAAAATTAGTAGAAGGTGTACCGACTTGTGTAATAAGATTATTCATATATTAAACATCTGACTGATCAGGGAAAGATGGTTCTCCTTCAAATGGGGTTAAACTTTGAAGTAACTCCTGCCAGTCAGTCCAATACTCACTACCTAGTTTATCAGCACTTGTAACCCAAATACCGTCTACAGTCTGTAGAGCAGTACACTTAGCACTATCATGTGCATCATTAATTGCATTAAGAGTAATCAATTGTTCGTCTGTAATTATAAGCCAGTTATTCATATTAGTAAGTATTTGCTCCAAAGCTTGTCATTAATGTGTTCCAGAGAGTAGTAAAGGTAGCAACCTGGGAAGCGCTCATACCTAAGGTAATAGCATAACCTCTCATATATCTACGACAGTAGAACGATGTAGATGATGCAGCCTGTTCAGCTCCTACGAATAAACTTCTATTAGAGAAGCTAGCAGAAGAAGATACTGCAGTATTAATTTCAGTGCCATTTTGATAAAGTCGGTTTGTTCTACTTCCATTTGATGTTAACATTAATGCTCCATCTCTACCTACACCTACATTACCTGCTCCACTCGGGGTATATTCACTAGGCAATGTTGATGAACCTATTGTACCGCCTTCGAGGGTACCAGCGTTAACCCAACCGAGTCTTGTTGCGTTAGTAGTACCGAACTCTCCGCCATCGGAAGCTCCCATAATAACTCTTGTATTACCAGACGCTTCAGTTCCTTTAACATACGCAAACAAACCAAAATTGGATGTACTATCACTTTGTGTATTTGGGTTATATAATGTATCAAGAAATTTACCGATATTGTTAGCATCTCTAATACCAGCTGTACTACCTGTTGATATATAATCTGTTGAGGGTATAAAGTTATAGTTGGTTAAAGATAGGTTTGAAGTATTTGTTTTTAATTTAATAACAGAGTTACCAGATGAACCAAATAAATTATCAACTCCAACAAATAAGGACATATCGTTTACAAGGTTCCAAAGATTATTCTTTTTAAGATTAACAACGAACGTATTAATACTATTTCTACCGCTACTGCTTATTGAGCCTCCGTTACTGGTAACACGATTAAAATACTTTACAGCATCAATATCTCCTTGACTATCATATATACCAACTAAAAAATTTCTGTTGATTGCCATACATTAGAATAATTTACCTACTGCGTATATGTTATTAGACGAATCAGTATAAATTAATGCTCCTCCGTATCCACTTGAGACACTTGAACCAGCTGCAAATATTGTTCTATTAGAAGAAAGTATAACACTATTTGAACCTGTATTCATTATAGCTACGTTAAACCCTGCTTGAAGTGTTGAAGGTATAGCAGCTGTTAGATTACTACTATTTGTATTAAAATGTAATACGTTATTATTATCAGCATTACTGAATGTCCAATTTGTTGATGTATTAACAACGTTAACATTTACGTTACTACCGGATGCAGTTACAACACCGGCAACACTAAGTTGACCTGTTATTGCACCGCCACTTAATGGAAGATACTTTGATTGATTAGTATAAGCACTATTCCAGTTAGCACTTAAAGCACAAACTGTAGCATAAGTTGATTGCCAGTTACCGGTTAAGGCTTTAATATCAGTGCCTTGGTAATTGCTTATACCCCAGCCTGCACTAGAGCTTTGTACTATTGTATAAACAGAGTTCCAATTACCCGCTGAAAGATTTAACGCAGTAGAAGTAACGTAAGCTGTATTCCAATTAGCACTTAAAGAACAAACTGTAGCATAAGTTGATTGCCAGTTACCGGTTAAAGCTTTAATATCTGTACCTTGATAATTACTTACACCGGTTAGATTAGAACCATCACCGTAATAGCTTAACGCACTTATAGTACCTTGAGATGAAAGATTATTAACGTATGTAAAGTTAGCTTGAGAGGCACTTAATTTTGTACCTAATATAAAAGTATTAGCATATCCCTTTGTATCGTTGCAGCATCCTCCTAAGATAGCAGAATAATTAGATGATACAGTATTAGAACCTCCACCAGCTATGACTGAACCTGCAATAGCGCCAGTTATAGTATTTTTACAACCTCCGTTAATGCTAGTGTTAGCAAGTGTTGCTCCGATACTAGATATTGAATTTATAATAGCGTTACATTGACCACCGTTAATATTAGATGTTGTAAGCTGAGAACCGTAACCTAAGAAATTACCAGTACCAGAACTTATAATCTTGTTACAATATCCTCCTCCGATACCGGAATATGTAAGAGATGTATAAACACCACTACCACTATTACAAACACAGTTTGAATTACCACCTAATATGTAAGTGTCGTTCATTACACCAGTGGAAATAATACTATTATAGCTTCCTCCAGCTATATTTACATTACAAGTAGAGGATGGTAAACCGGTATTTTTTATACAGTTACCGGCACCACCTCCTATATTTCCATTTATAGATGCAATAATAGAGTTACCAGATCCTCCAGCAACTACAGTGTAACAACCAGATGCAATATTATTAACACCACTACCAACACTTGAATAGCATCCTACTACAGCACCACCTAAACCTATATTGCTATTACTACCTATAGAAGGTAAAATTGAACTATTAGAAACGACTAATGTATAAGGTACGTTAGACAGATTAGATCCATCTCCGTAGTAACTTGTAGCACTAACATTACCAATAACAGTTAATTTATTATTGGGTGCTGTAGTACCAATACCGACATTACCGGTATTAGTAATGCGCATTCTTTCATTACCGCTTAACGTTCCACCGGTAAAGAAGGTTAAATTACCTGTTGTTGCAGCAGCACCATGAACTAAATTACCGCTTGTTGCATACACATAAGAATCTCCAGCGTTAACAACATTAAATGCAGGTGCATATATATTACCATTATACTTTGTACTGGCTATACCTAAGTCAAGATAGTTAATTCCGTCATCGTTATATAACGACACGTCTGTACTAGCACTAACCCCTGCAACAGTATTTTGTATTTGATTAAAGACAGAACCGCTTGCTGCAGCTGTAATAGTAAGAGGAGAGATATTAAGAGGTGCTATTGTAGCGGTTGTACCTAAGTTAGCTGATACGGCACTAAGATTGCCCTTTACAGTTAAGTTACTACCAATATATGTACCGCTTAATGCGTTTAATGAAATAGTGTTGGCACCATTACCTGTATTGTTATTACCTGCACCGTCAGAAATAACATACTGATTACCGCTACTAAAAGTATTATTAGCAGATATTGTAGTAGTTAATATACTACCTGCACTTACAATACCTTGTGACGAAAGATTGTTTACGTAGGTAAAATTAGAATTAGAAGCTATTATATTAGATCCTAAAATATACGTATTAGTATAACTAGTAGAATTATTTTGACCGCCTAAAATAGCAGAGTAGCCTCCATAGGAAGTTAAAACACTGACAATAGTGGCAGAAGGATTTAATCCTGTTGCTGTTACTCCAGGCCAATAAGTACCTGTATCTAGAGTTGTACCGACATAATAAGATATTGGTTGTTGTGCATTGTAAAATGCAGAGTTGCGTGAATCATAAATATGCTTATTACTAGAATCAAATAAGCTCCAATAATAACCAGGACCTGAATTTGATGTATGTAGATAATACCCGCTATTATCTGTCTTTGTAAATGTTGTTGATGGAGTATTTGTAGTAGCTGTGTAGGTACCATTTACAGCAGAAGTACCTGCTCCAGAAATCGTTACTGTGAAAAGATTTTTATTTATTGAATTATTTTGACCACTACTAATAAAAGAGTGACATCCTGTTGCTACGTTACAGTAGCCTCCTTCAATAATGGAATAACATCCTGATACATTATTACAGCAGCCTCCTCCAATAATGGAATAACATCCTGATACATTATTACAGCAGCCTCCAACTACAATAGAATAAATTGCAGAAGCTGTATTATTCCATCCGCCACCAACAAACGAATAATAATTAGATGCTGTATTACCTGCACCATTTACAACAGTAGAACCGCAGCAACTAGCTACATTACCAGAACCACCACCAATAAACGAGCAATGACCGGAAGCAGTATGACCTGCTCCACCGACTATTGCTGAAAAATTACCGGTAGCTGAGTTAGAAAGCCCGGCATCATCGAACCCGCCACCAACTACAACAGAATTAATACCTGTTGCTCTATTACAAGATCCTCCTCCTATTGTAGAATATATACCTGTTGCTCTATTACAAGCTCCTCCTCCTATTGTAGAATACACACTACTAACAAAATTACAAAAACCGCCACCTATAGAAGAATAATTTCCTGTAACATTATTAGCGGAACCGCTTGCAATAAATGTATATTGTCCTGAAGCTGTATTACCTTTACCGCCTAAAATAACAGCACTACTTGCAGGAGCCGAAATTGTATTACCTACACCTCCTAAAATAGAAGAATTGTAGCCTGAATTTGAATTAGATTGTCCTGAGAATATAGATGAGAAATAAAAATTAGGTGTTAAAGAAGATTGACAGGCACAGTTTACTCTACCGTGTACGGTAATAAAATTACCTCCTGCTACACAGTTTCCAAAACCAGCACCAGTATAAGAAAGAGATGTAGCACTTAATGTGTTTTGACAACCGCCACCTATTACGTTACCAAATCCTCCACCTATAATA